ATTCAAATGTTTTATCTTCATAAACAGTAATTACAACAGGAAGTCTAACTCCCATTCTATCTTTTGTTTGTTCATTAAATCTAGAAGTAAACTCTTGAATAGGCACTCAGTGTTGGCTAAGTGCTGGTCATACTGGAGGAGCAGGATTTGCTTGCCCTCAATTGATTTGAAGTTTTATGTAACCTTTTACTGCTTTTTTAGGAGCCATAATTTATTATAATTATATTTTAAAATTTTTTTGCAAAATAAAAAAAGGCCCTCGGCATAAACCGAGGGTTGAACTGTCTATTTTAACACAAAATTATTGATAATCGTTGACTAAATCGTCTTTATTCCATGTGGAAATCCAAACGGGGCCATATTGCCCGAAGTTGAATTGACGGAAGTAATAGCCACCATAATAACCGTCATTGCCAGTGTCAGAAATGTTGTTTTCGTCAATCTCAAAACTGAAGTACATACCAGCTTTAAAATCTTTGTCCGCTCCGTCAGCTACATTGTTACCGTTCTCGTCAACCCAATTGACCATAGCGACTGGAATCCCATTCTCTACCCAATCAAACCCAATCGGGCAAAGATAATCACACTTAATTTGATAAACGCCGTTGACAAACGCGACCTCATTTGCTAAATAATAAGCTTTCTTTTGCCCTGCTGTTTGAGGCGCAGGAGCGCTTGATTGAGCTGGTGCCGACCCATTATAGCGCCACGCCTCGATATAAGCTGGTCGTTGAGCGTTGTAGTAAGCGTCCCAGTTATGGCTTGATACCGCCGTTCCTGCTTGTCCGCCAGTCCAATAATCAACGCTAATAAATGTAGCAGCGTCTTCCATAACGCCGACATGACCGCCAGCGCCACCAGAACTTGACATATCAGCCCCCCACGACATCAACACGATATCGCCTCGCCGCGCGTTCCAATCCTCATTTCTTGACACTCGATAAAAGCCATTATTTGCAAGCTGTGAACCGAGAGTTACTGTTGATGGCAAGCCTTGGATATTGACTCCTGCTTCCTTTAAGGCTTGGGAAACCGAACCAGAACAATCCGCTGTACCGTCAGAACCGTTTCGACTGCCTTGCATGCTGTAGGTCAAACAACCTCTACGACTTTCAAACCAATTAATAAGTGCGTCTGTATTCATGCTTATTCTCCTTTCGCTTCTGCGTCTGCTTGTTCGTCTTGTGCGTTTTGGTATTTATTGCTAGAGATACCTAAAACAGTACCCGCAAATGTTGTAACTGCTGCAATAATACCATTGATAAGAGTTGTGTCGATTTTATATAAAGCTCCAATAGTTGTTATAAGAGTAATTAGTGCTGGCGCTACTACTGTTACAACTTTCTTAGCGATGTCATATTGTTTGTTTGTCAAATTCATTATTTTTCTCCTTTATCTTTTAAGTATTTTTTGAGCGCTTCAAAAAAATCTTTAAAAAGCGCTGTGTCAATGCCTAATTTTTCGAAGTTTTCCAAAATGGATTTCATCTCAAAAAATAGGTAGCCGATGTATAAGACCTGCAATGTGCCTAGTCCAATGCCCTCTGGCAGCAAGACCGACAGCGGAATGCAGAAAGCAAGTAGAGCAATGCTAGAGATTTTACGCAAAATCCCATTGATCCCCTCCTTGCTTTTAAACTCAATTTTGGGATTGATTTTGGCGGCTAATGTGCCAGTTAAAAAATCAATCACCATAGCGCCCATGATGAGCGTTAGCGTAAATACAATCAGCTTGTCTTGCGTATCTACAAAGCCTCTTAGCGCGTGAGACCATTCAAAATTAACAGATGGCATAAACCCCCTCCTCTCTACTCAATTTTAGGCATGACGATTGTCAATATGCCCTTTTGCAACATTTCCGCAACCGTTTGATTTTGGTACGTGTACCCTTCGCTTTGCTGCATTTGGAATTTAAAGATAGTAGCAGTACCTTGTGCCCATTTTAGGTTAGTATTAAACGGATAAGGCATGGACACGATGTCGTTATTAAAATAGCGCTTATCTTTTATTAGCGGCTTGATAAACGCTGCGACCTTGTTGTATGTCGCCGTTTGCATACCTCCACTTTGCCCGATAGCAAGAGCAATTAAGATTTCTGTGATGGTTGACACAGATTCTAATAGCTGCTTATTCTCAGTTGCTGCTTGTTCTGCTTTGTCTGCTGTCTCTTTATTTTTTTGTAATTGCTCGTCAACTTGGTTAAATTTGTCATTCTCTGCTTTCTTCGGGAAGTTCTCTTGATAGATTTGTTCCAATGCCAGCTTAAAGAGTTCTCCGCTTTCTTTGTTGACGAAATTCGGGTCAAAAAATACAGGGTAAATCACGCCCTCTGAATTCCCTAAAACAACTCTTGTCTTGTAAGGTTCTCCGCCTTGATAATCTACAGATTTGCTTAAAAATTCTAGTTTCATAATTTCCTCTTTCTAGGCTGTACGACGCCAGCGATAAATTGTAATATAAGGTTGCAAATTGCTTGAATTGAGCGGCATTTCATCGCTAGACGCATTAAACTGACCGATTAAAGCCCTTCCTTCAAATGATTTTGAATCGACGAGCCCGTACCCTTTTGGTGATATGCCAATGCCCGACACAGTCGAGTTGCCGCCCGTCTTATTAGCAGCGTTAAAGTCTGCGTCTGTCTCGTCGACGCCAACTAACACCCTACCGTTTCCGAATCGCTCCCAAACACCGCCCATAAATGTAGCAGGGTTGGTCGGCTCGGTAGACTGGTAGATAGAGCCTATAGGATAGCATTGTTCCAACGCAGGAGATACCCAAGCCGTCCATGGTTTGTTTTTGCCGATTTTTAATCGAATAAAGGTGTATGCTTTATCCCACGGCGTATATGTTTGCTTAACGAAGTCAGTGTTATAACTTTCTACCAGTAGATACCCTCCTGAACGGTCAGGGAGCAACGAGCTGTCGCTATAATAAAAGCCTGTTGTCACATAATCATCGGGTGTTTTATATACGTTTGCCAGATTTCTACCATCTGAGTTTGTGAGTTGTCTATTTTGGATAGGCTTACCGCTGAAATAGTATTCCCAAGCGCTATCTGTTACGTTTGTAAATTCGGCAATCTTGCCAAAACCGATTCGGTCTTTGCCGTAACTCATTACCACGCTTTCAGTCGCGACATTGACCGCAAATTCGGTGCGCGTGAATTTGTCCTCTAATATGCCCAAAACTGTCCAAGAGCTATTAGCTGTATATTCACCTTGTAAATTAGCGTTTGAGTTGATTAGACTAGATACAGTCGTCCATGTGCCGCTCGCCGAGCCTGTGTCAACCTTATAATCATCTGAGCCAAACTTTGCGACTTTAAATATTAACTTCATTTGGTTCTTTTGCAATCCATCAACAGTCAGCGAGGCGACTTTAGCATTACGCGTAATTGTTAAAGTACTGGATTGCGCACCCGAACGTGCGGCGGATATGCTCAAAATCGGCGCGAAATATTCTAGGATATTGACCGTTCTCTCAATCGCGTTGCTAGTGCGTCCTCGGCTATCTGTCACTCTAGCTCTGATTGTCACATTGCCTATATAATTCATAATTCCCAAGCTACCGCCCTGCGTTGTCGTAGACTGGTTCTTGCCGACAATTTCTGCGTAGTAGCCTGTGATCGTTGAGCCATAAGCGCCTGTCGCTTGTCCAAAGTTGACTTTGATATTGGATAAGATTTGGATAAAGGCTTGCTCACCCGGCACAACGCTAGCTGCTGCGGTATTGGTGTCAGTTAGAGTAAAGCCTGTTAATGTTGGCTTAATATTATCTGGTACAGATAGCGTGACAGGTTGCGTGTTCCTGCCGATTTCTCGGCCATTATTATATGTGATATAGGTCAATGTTCCATATCCGCTACTTGCATTTGGAATTTCGTTTATCATCGACATTTCGGGTATCCATGTAAAAGACGTATCCACATTGTCGCCAGTTATTTTTTTATCATAACCACCAAATTTAACCCAAATAGCATGCTTAAATGCGTCACTATGTCGGGAGATATTGAGCGTGATAGGCTGACCAAATATACCATTAGCAGATGAACCTATACTTGCCCGTGGAATGTTGGGCAATGGTAGACTAAAACTTGCAGTTGCCGAGCCATAATTGCTTACGTCCGCATGCAAAGTAGCAGAAATAGTAATGCTTTTAGTCCCGTCCGGATTATGATTGACCCGATAATCTTTAGCCCATAAAGCTTTTGTCTGTCCTTGCGAAATAGACATATCTACTCTTGCGTCTTCTCGTATACCCCCGATATCAAGAGATAAGAGCTTATCTGTTGCCCCCCAAAGAGCAGCATACCCGTTTGCGATTAATAGAACTTGTACATTAACCGTTGAGAAGTTACCCTCAATATTTGGGGCATTCCACGCCGAAAAGACCTCTAACTGTAAGTTATGTCCCCACGCACCACTGAAATTACTTCTTGCCATTAAGTGCCTCCTACATATCTAATTACATTCATATCTGGGTTTAAGTGATACTGTTCTTCTCGGAAACGTCCAATTTGAAGCGTTTTAGTAAATACCCCATTATCAACCTGTAATGCTCCGCCCGAAAAGTACGCTACTTCTTTACCCGCAGAGTAAAACGAGATACGATTATCCCCCATGCGAACAAATGAGCTACCGTCTTTATTCCCGATTGATAAGCCCTCGTTTGTCGCTTGCATGTAAGTGTCAATAAAATTCCAACGCTGCGCCATATCGCCTAGATTATTCTCGATCGCAGCCACTCTTTGAGTTGCCGCAATCAAAGCTTTCTCGGCTTTTGCTTTATCTGCTGCGCTTGAGCTGACAAAGTCCTGATAAGCCTTAAACCATTGATTAACAGTATCTAAACTTGCTTTTGCTTCGAGTTCTGCTTGCATAATGCCGTTTTTTTCGTTTAAAGCGTTTAGTTGCTCTTGGGTTAAAGTGCCGTCAGCTTTTGAGTTGATGTTCTGTTCGATTTCTTTGAGCTTCTCTTCGTCTATCGCTCCCTTTTCTCCACGTTCTCCTTTGTCACCCTTTTCAATCAGACCTTTAGAGACCGTTTTAATTCTATTTTCACCCAGAATTGCACTAACTGAAGCTACTATCCAGCTATCACTCTCTTTATTCGTATTAAATACCCGCATTTGGACACTGTCCCCAACTTTTAGACCTGTTGTATTTTCGACAACAGACCAATCACCGGTATAGCCATCTGCGCTATAAGTATTTATAGCGGATTGTGCGTATTTGTATTGTGTGCTGAAGAGCCGCAGAGACTTTCCATCTTCTCCTTTTTCACCGTTTGAACCATTCTTCCCGTCATTGACATTGATAAATGTCAGCTTGTCTCTTGCTACCTCGTCATTTCCAACATAAGCAGCGACCGTCAGCACTTGCTTATTCTCAATCTTGCTAGCTAATACTTTGTAAGTAGTGCCCGTCGTCGTTCCCTGTCCAAAATAATAACGATAAGTTGCGCCGGTAATCTTCTTCTGTCCTTTATATAATTCAGGCGTTACAATGCTTTCTCCTGTGCCATTTTTAAAACCCGTTCCTGCACTCGTGGACATTTTAAGCGTATAAGGCAAGCGTGCCTCAATCATTTCAGCCATGCGATTGCGCAACGTGTCGGATATTTTGGAATCAAGTTTTACATAGTTAGAAAAGGTTAGTGTGTTGTTGTTTGGATTGCTGAAGCTGATAACCTGCTCTGTCACGCGCGCTTGCAGAATTAACCCACCGACAAAATTTTTGTCGTAAATCTTGACGGTGTCGCCCAAAACCAAATCTTGATAGTCGTTGAGGAAATTTGATTGAATGCTTGCTGTGTAAGTGATAATCGGATACGCGTACTGTTTAAGCGTCCTAAAAGCATAAGCTAGTAAGTCATTAACATTTGTGTACTCAGTTTGGAAGTCCTTGCGCGTCCAATTGTCGCCATCTTTCATGCTGGCTGGGTACCGCTCCATAGATAACGGGGCGTACACAAAAGGACTGCCTTTGCGCGTGTAAAACTCCTCGTTTCCGTTCGCGTCTTTGTCAGAGCGCTCTACATCTTTTAAGGTCAAGCCGTCTGCGCCCGTAAATACACCAGTATTAAACAACTGTGTTTTATCCGTTGTGACTTGTACACCCTTAACATCATTTCCGTAACGCAGGACGACATCACCCCGAACCTTGCCGATTCCGTGATGTTCGCTATCTGCTTCGTGGTAGATGTTCAGCACAATCCGTTTAAGCGTTCCATTATTATTTAACTCTGTTACAAACTCAAATTCTGCGTTAAAACGTGACATCAGAGATTGCAAACGTGATAACTTTGTTTCTTGCGATTCAAAGGTCAGTGTGCGCGTTTTGTCTGCAATCTCATTGACCCCAATTTCCAAAGTGGCAAATGTAAGCAATTCCATGCGTTGCAAGTACCACGCTATGTTTTGCGCACTGTTGCTTGTAAACGGAATTGATTGCTCGTTGACAAGCTCTAAATTTGTATTGTTACAATTTAGCGTGATGTTAAAGTCGCCCTCTGTTATATTTGCAACGTAAAATAGATGATGTTTCCCCTGAAATTTAAAAGAAAAATAGGCTTTATCGTTGATAAAACCTAAATCTTCGTGTAGCCGTCCGTTATACAATTTCGGAATTGTGAAATCAAAGGTGCTTGTTGCTTGTGGAAGGTATCTATGCCATGTGTCGCTATTAAACGATAGCATGTCTGGATAGTTGTTATTTATTAACGCAACCTTTCGCATTTTGTTGTCATGTACAACTATTTGCATTAAACATACCTCTCATTCCATGCAATTTTAATGTCCGGGTCTTTTGCGTTCCAACTTGACAAATAAATGTCAAGCTCGCTTTCTCCGACTGGCAATAAAAGTGGTTCTGACCCGTCCGTCATCTGGTCTAATATAGGCAAGTTGTCACAAAATGATTTGCTTGTTGACATATCTGTTTCAACAACCGACCCCGTTCGATAGCGGTTTGGGATATCCTCTATTTTGTCGACAAAATCCTTACGGTAAATAATACCGTCTAGATAAGCATGTGTTACTTGTGGTTTATCCCCAAAAGCCCCGATTGCCACATGGATTTTAGCTGACTTGCGCCCTTTGATTTCGGGGATGTGCCATTGCAGATACGAACCCCACCAGTACACTTGCACCATATCGTCACGACGTAATAAATCCGACGCACCTCTTGGCTCATTAAATGGATTATGTTCTTCTCTATGCGTGCCATAGAAAAGCCACTGATTGATAAGTTTGTATCCACCTTTTCCGTTAGAAGCTAAGAAATTGTACTCACACCCCAGACCATTCGACCTTTTGATTGTTTCAACACCATATAAAAACCGTCCCTCTGTATCAGAAACGGAAATTTTGATAAAGCCGAGCTGATTTGCCGCACCTAGCCAAAAGATTTGTCGCCACCAGATATACTCGTTTAATGTGCCTTTTTCCCCGTTGCTATCTACCGGAATTTCCCATGTGATAGAGCCTGCGTTGTTAGGCTGTGAACCACTTCCACGATTAGCAAGAGCAATATGCGGACGCCCCCAAGCGTTATCAATGGCAAGTGCTCCATTTAAGTTCTGGGTGTTATCGTTTAAGATAGCAACGTTTTTTTGTCCTTCCGCAAGGCCTTTTGTTATCCAGTTATTAGACGCATAATCAAACAATATTTCAGACTTCTTGACCGGCTTTGTGTCTACTTCTTCTGGGTTGCCTAACTCATAGACGCCCTCCGCAGAAGTAAATCCTATCCAGCCATTCTCCGAATTGTGTTTGATTGTGATTTTAGGTGCTGTAGGCGCTGTGCCTAAATTCTTCAATTTCGCCTTATAATGACTGTTGCTAATTTTGGTTATCGTGCCGTATTCGCTCGATAAGTTGTTTCCTACCGCGACTGCGCCCTTGTTTTCGCCGTAAGCGCGTGGAACATCAAATGTAATAGACAACGTTGCAGTTGGTGGTGATGTTGTGTGGTCAAACGTTAGGCTGGGTGCTCCGCTAGGTACTGCTAACCAAATCTTGTTAGGCTCATCCCCAAAAATCAGTTTTTTAGGAGCTTCAACATTTAACAAGCCACCCAATTTTTGGGTGGCTTGGTTGAAGTATGTAGGTGTTCCTGTCAGCTTGATAGAGACGGGAATTTGCTTAACTGCCAATGTATTGTAGAGATACTGTTGTCCATAGCGTCTAGCGCCCTGCTCTTGATAGTTATTTGTGATTTGTGCGATAATTCCACGGTTAACATCAAGCGTTGTGGCACTACCGCCTAACTTACTCAGCTCTGCCAAAATATCAATCTTATTAAATTCAATTCCTATTCCACTCAAATAATCTCACCCCTCAACAGCGCTTGTCTGCGCTCGTAATTTGTATTGGCTGTTGCCATGTAAGGCGCTAGACCTGCCGCTACACTTCGTCCGTCAATGATGTTGCGAAGTTCGATTGGATTTGCTCCGTTTGTTACTAATTGGCTTAGTAGAGCTATCATTGTATCCAATTTATCAGATAGTGTCTTAATGGCGTTATTTTCGTCTCTAGCACCGTTTGAGTTGTCGGTGGGTGATTCTCCCACAAACTGACCTACAACGCGCTGTAGGAGACGCCAAGCACGCCCACGCTTCGCTGCGTCCATTGGTATGATGTATTCTGGCTGATTGCCCTCTGCAATCTCATACAATCCATGTTTAGACACTAAACCACCGTTAGCATAGCCATAGCTTGCCACGCGATGGAAGGCAGCGTCAGATGTGCCATATCTGTGCTTGATGTAGTTGATAGCAGCTAGCAAGTTATCGTAACCGTTTCTGATGTTGTTGTGTCCGGGGTGCTTGTAAGCGTTAAATGTAGGCCCGATTGTCTGCATAAGACCGATTGACGGGTGACCTGCTAGAGCGTTACTATCCCAGTTGTTTTGGACGGTCGGGTCACCATTTGATTCGCGCCTGATTGTTGCTAAAATCTTAGCCACACGATAGCTATTGGCTGCGATTCCGTTCGCTTCCAGCGCACGTTCTACAAACGGACGCCAACGTTCAACGCCAGAACCGCCGGGGTTTCCTGCTTGTGCTCCTCCGTCACTTGCTGTGCCCTCTTCGAGCGGTGCTAACCATTTCTTAATCCAATCAAACATACCGCCAGTTTGCTTTTTAATGTGCATTTGTAGCGGGCTGTTTTTATCTTTCAGCGCTTTTTCATCTCCACTAGTTCCGACTTTCACGCCGAAATCTAGGAAGGTAGAAGCCGCTGAAATAGGACGGTTTTTGTATTGATGGTAGCTGTGATTGCCCAACCAGTTATACTCTTCACCGTCCATAGTGTCGCCGTGAACTGCCGTGATAAAGTCAACGTGGTTACTTGAGATAGGCCCGCCCGTATAGACACCTACCGAACCGGGTTTTGGTCTACTTAAATGTGGCACTCTTGCAGCGCCCCATTGATTCCCGTTGCCTAAACCACTAAATAGTGAGGGGTTAACTCCCAAATTAGCCAAGCGAGAAGCCACAAAGGAAACACACTCCTTAAAGAAGTAGCCCCACGGGTCAGCTCCGCTATCTGCTATTCTGTTTTTAAAGCGGTAGTCATCGCCAACTGCACCCATAGCTACGCCGCCCTCGTTAGAAGCGCTCTTAGCCATGCTCCAAAGCTCTTTCCACCATGTCTTAGCTCCGTTCGTTGCTGATTTGAATAGCATACCTCCGAAGTTATCAAACATGCCAACCATGCCCTTTGAGCTTGGATTGAATTTCTTTTCTAAAGTTTTGGTTGGATTGAGAACCGCTTCACCAATAAACGAAAGCATTTTTGCGAACTTCTCGACGCCATTTTTTAAACCATCCCAGACATTACCTGCGACTTTTGCGACGTTTCCGCCAAAGTTTGTTATACCTTTCCACAGGTTGCCAAAGAAGCCCGTGCCTTTAGCAAATGCCTTTTGGTTTTGCATTGCCATTAAAAGAGCCGTTTCGCTAGCGTTGAGGACTTCTGCGCCAGCAGGAAGCAACATTCTAGTGTTTCTTCCCGGTACGATAAAATGACTGCCGTTTGGCATTAAGACCATTTCTTTATTGCCCGTTTCTGGGCTGTCGTTACCGTCATTTAACAGAGCCAAAGTCGGTTGTGTGATTGCGTTCCGTTGGTTGCTAAATAAACCAGTACCGCTCGCAAATTTAACATACGGTATCTTACCGATTGTTTGTTTAGGGCCTCCGAAATCGTGGATAAGGTCGTTAATTCCGTCAATACCTGCATTAGGTATTTTAATAACAGCGTTGATTCCGTCTTGGGCTAGTTTCTTCATACCATCCCAAAGTTTTTTAAATCCGTCACCTATACCTTTCCAAGTATCGTCGAATTTTTTGCCGATTTCCTTTAAGCTATCAAAAAGGATTGTCGTTAAATTCTTACCGAATTTCTTTTTGGTGGAATCGTTGACTTTATCCCAAGTCGAACTTAAAAAGTCTTTCGCACCGTCCCAGTGCTTATTCCATTCCTTCCCAATGGCTTTTGAGGTGTCGCCAATATTTTTGGAAATTTCGCTGTATTTTTTTCCGATTCCTTTTTTGGTCGCGTCCCAGACAATACTTGCCGCCTTTTGAGTGGTTTCCCAGTCTTTTTTCCACTTCTTGCCAATTTGCTTAGATGTGTCAGCAATAGATTTTGCGACTTTTTTATACTTGCTCGAGACCCTTTTTTTAATTCCATCAAAAGTTTTGCCAATAAATTCGCCAGTATCGCCAAAGAATTTTTTGAAATTCTTGTAGAGGTTCTTCGCACCGTCGACTAAGCCTTTGATAAACTTTCTAAAAGGCTTACTATGCTTATACATTAAAGCAAATCCGAGCACAAAAGGATTGCTGAAAATCAAGAACTTAGCGACAGTCTTTGAGAAGTCGCCTACTTTTTTTCCAGCGTCACCTAAAAATTTCCCGGCCTTTTTCATGCCATTAGAAAATGCGCTAGTAAACTTCTTGACGCCCTTTTTGGCACTATTGCCTAAAGACTTGTTAAACTCTTTGACTTTATCAATACCTTTGCCGAACCCGTCCGATACGGATTTTTTGAAATTGTTAAAGCCTTTGCCGACGTTAGAGAAGAAGCCCTTGATTTTACTCGGCAATTCTACAAGCCATTTTATAGAATTGTCGTAGAATTTTTTCAAGGCTTTCGCAGCGCCATTCACAAAATCTCTAAATGGCTTATTGTACTTATAAAGCGCGATAAGCGCTGTTGTTAGAGCGGTCACTCCTACAATGATTGCACCGACCGGATTTGCGGCAATCGCTGCCTTTATGGCAGTAAAAGTTCCTACGACCGAATCTTTAAAACCTGCTATTGAAAAAGAGCTTTTATTCAGACTGCTAACTTTTTTGGTTAAGTCCCAAAAACCTTTTCCTAAGCCGCTAACTTTTTTGGTTAAGTCTACAACTCCACCTATCGCTTTAGTTCCGATAAAGTAAAAAGCAAAAGCCTTGCCAACTGCAACAATTTCTTTCTTGTGCTTTCCAACCTCTTTTAAAGCAGTAGATACGCTTTTCAGTGGGTCTTTAGCCTTGGCGCTATGGCCGCTTAAATCATTAAAGACATCAGCTATAGTCGTGACAGTGGCTTTAAAGCCTTCCCAAACACCCAAAGCAAATAGCTTCGTGATTTCTACCACATTTCCGACAATGGCTGACACATCTTTCTGATGTGCTGCTATATAATTCAGCAAATTTGTAGCGTGTTGCGCAATCTTGCCGATACCCTCGCCGAGTTTAGCTACTCCGCTTTGGATAGCAGGACTTTGCAAAACATTTGCTAACTGGTTAAAACCAGTTGAAGCGACACTCACAAGTGGCTTCATCAAGGCTTTCTTAGTATCCGCCCACGCAAGAGTTATCCTCTTCTTTGCGCCCTCGGCTGTATTGCCGTATTTTTCGGCATTTTCTTCGTAGTTCTGTGCGGCAGACTTTAAGATGTCATTAAATTGTTTAGAGGTCATCTTGCCAGAATTCAGCAAGTCCGAAAATGCTTGCTCCGACAACCCAGAGGCTTTTTGTAGTGCTTGGACTAATCCGGGCGCTTGTTTCTCTAGTTTATTTAGAGATGTAGCTGTGACGGTTCCAGACGCTTCAATTTTGCCTAATCCGCTAGCAAACGCTTCTGCTCTCTCTTGTGAGAGTTTTAGCTGGTCGGATAGACTACCGACCCCTTTTGCGAGTTCCGCAGCTTCTTCTACGTTGTGAGTGATTCCGTGAAATTTTAGTATCAACTCACCTACTGCGCCACCCGAAAGATTGGTATTATATTTTAGGTCTTTGACAACAGAGTTGATTCGCTTGATTTCTTCTTCTGCAAATCCTAAATTTTGCCAGCGTTCAGCCGTTTTGGACGCAGCTTCCGCAGCGGCATAGCCCTCTTTGGCTAAATCAACCACTTTGGAAGTAATATTAGTAATACCATTTGCAATCAGATTTCCAGTTACAAAGTCTTTAACACGGCTACCGATTTTACTTGTTTTTTGCGCTTCGCTATTAAATTTCTTGACAGAATCCCGCATGCGCGTCCAAATAGTCGGATTGAGCTTTTCCATTTCTTCGCGGGCAGCTTTCATCTTGGCTTTCGAGCCTGCTAAAGCTGCTGCTGTCTCATTAACTCTTATCTTTTGCTTGCGGTAAGCCTCACTAGTTGCGCCTGCTTTATTTTTGATTTTTTCAAGCTCGTCAACTTGCGACTTGTATTGCTTGCTTAGATTTTCAGTGGCTTCTTTGAGGTTTTTAGCTCTTTCTTGTGCCGCTTGCCGTTTCTTGCCCTCAGCTTCAAGTCGTTTCACGTAGCTATCAGATAGCTCGTTCATTTTCTTGTAGTCTGTCTGCAAGCCTGCCAAGCCGCTGGAATAGTATTCCATGGACTGTTTGGCTTTGTCCTGTTGCGCCTGCATGCTTGATAGCTTAGTGGTCGCTTGGTCGATTTGTTGTTGGTATTTCAAATACTGCTCGGCTGTTTGTTGGGTGTTGCCTTTCAACTCTGACTGCTTCTGTTTCAGAGCGTCTACTTTTGCTTGTTGTGCTTGGATTGCATCGCCCAAGCCTTTATAGCGAGCTTCTGCTGCTTGCGTATAATTGCCGACCGCTTTTAATTGAGCTTCTTGTGCTTTCCATGCGTTCGTTGCAGTAGAGACTACATTAGTTAGACTTCTAACACTCTCTGACGCTCTCACTAAGTCAAGGGCAATTTCAGTTGACATTTGCGCTTGTACTTTTACCAAATAAGTTTCCTCCTTTCGTTATTATTTTATAAACGCCATAGGGTCTACCGCTCTATCTTTGACCTCTTTCGCAGCTAATACTTCGTTTAGGCGGTAATAATCTGCGTTTTCGTACTCATCCAACGTCCACCCGAAGTTGATTAGAGCTTGTTTTTCTGCCAAATCTAAATCCTGCAATACGTTTTCTAATTCAAAAACACGTTCGCCCCAACTTATTCGTCTTTTGGGTTCTCTGCATTCTCCTTTTGGATTTCTTCCCATTGCTCGTCTGTCAAGCCCATCAAACGACTAGACAAGTAGTTAGCAATTTCTTGTGTGCGCGTTGTGTCCAAATCTTCCAAGACTTCCATTTGCTCGTCATCAAGGTTTAAGATAGCGCGCAAGAATGCGAGCGTCGCAGTGATAACCGCAATATTTGCTTTAAACTGTTCTGTTGCTGGTGCGTCTTCGTCAATGTCAGAGATTTTAGCAATTTCGAGCTGAAACTCATTCATTCGTCGAATGTTGCGGTTTGACGTTAAGATTACAAAAGACTTCTTGCCTAACTCTTTAATTTTTATGTTTTTGATTTCCATTTTTTAAACTCCTCAAAATAAAAAGGTCGCATTTTAAATGCAACCTTGAAAAATAAAAGTTAAGCAGCTATAACACTGCCTAACCTACGTACTACAATTATCCTGTATGGCTTTCAGAACCTGCTGCTGCGGCTGTATAGCCACCGAAGACTTCTTTTAACATGTTTGCTTTTTCAAATTTGCTATCTCCTGAGTAGTAAATCTTGTGTGTTTCGTCACCAAACGCAGCAGTTGTCAAAGCGTTGTACGTCATGTTATCGTCTGAACGAGTTTGTGCCGTATCTGTATCAGTACCCACGTTTTGAGTGGTTTCTTGGAAAATTCCGTCACCAAAACCAAAGAACACAGAATTCTTGCGGTCAAGCGTTTGTGATTCGATTAGCACCGCAACGTGTGGCTTATGGCCTTGATAAACAAATCCACCCTTTCCATCAGGTTTGTACCCTTTTAGTTTTTGTTTTAGCTCGAAAGCTAGGTTGTTAAAGTCAAATGCGACTTGTGGAGCGCCAGGCGCTGTGTAAACGTCTTGTACCTTGTTATTTCCTGGCACTTTGGTCACAGAGCCTTCCAAATTTGTGATGTTGGCGGTCTTCGTACCAAACATAGAATCGTCAATTTCAACGATTCCACTTTCGGACAATCCATTCTCGCCCTTAATCAATTTTTGGTTGTCGTCAACTAATGCGACAGTAACCATTTTTAAACCTACAATTGCCATGCAGTAATTCTCCTTTTTGTTTTTTAATTTATTAAGTTTTCTTTTGACACATAAAAGACCGCCGTCATCTGGAAAGTGTCGGGGTCTGTCGCGTGTCCTCTAATATCGTTAATCGACCAATGATGTTGCTTTAGCAATTTCAAAAGCCGATTTTCAAATGCTTCAATGTCAAAATCCAAATCTTGTTTATAAAAAATCTGGATTTCGATTTGTGTTGTTTTGCTAAAAAAGCTATTGTTCCCAATCAATCCAAGGTCGGCATTAACATCTGTAATCAAGATGATTGTCTCGTCAATGTTTTCTTGTTCCTCTTTCGGGAGATTGCTAGTATATACTTTCTGTACTTCGCTGGTTGTCTCATCGTCTAATAGCTTTTTCATTTCCAAAGTTGCAAGCATAGACTAACCTCTCTTTCTTAGGATTTTTTGGTATTCTTCTTTTTCAGCTGCTAAAACTTCCTCTAGCACCTCTTTTGATTGCTGTAACTCTGTCACGAAGTGGTCGCCTGTCAATTTCTTCGAGCCGTCGTTTAGCCAACGCGCTATATTCGCATTCATGCCATCGCTCCAGCCGACAGAAGATACTCCGGTCTTACGATTGTCAACATCTGACTTTTGGATAACAATGTCATCAGCTAAATGTTCTCGACCTCCACTTTTTCGCTTGTGGTCATAGTGCTTCTTTCGTGTAGTCTCCTCAAGCCTTTCTTTAAACACAAGTGCCCCTGCGCTTGTGATTTTTGCTTGCTCGTCTGGTGTCAAGTTAGTTAGCTCTTTGACCTGCTTCAACCAATCCTCAAGCGCGCTATCTAATCCAACCATTACGCGCCACCTACCTTTTTCTTCGCTCGTAGCGTGATAAAGTCGTACTTCCCAAAGCCCTCTGTATCGTCGGGGCTTATGGTTACAATGTCATAATTAACGTTTTTAATTTTGACTTGCATTTTGCTATGCACTTTTTCATTATGTCGAATACAAATATTAAACGTGTCGTCTAATCCGCTCTGCTTCGCTAAGTAAGTTTGGTTCTGCGTGCGCTTGACTGGTCGATAATGTAGAGTAAATAACTCTGCGAATTTTGGGATATTCACTCCAGCTGCGTTTGGGGCTGATTTGATTTCTCCAAAACTAGCTACTTTGCTAAATTCAGAAGGTAAATAGCGTTTAGCCATTTTCTACCTCCTCCTCTTTAAAAACGTCATACATACCCCGCAACTGCCCAATAATGCTGTTAGAAGTTAAGTTGATAGGATAGGCTTGAGCGTCAGACAAACTTAAGCGGTATTGATAGTACGAACCAGCTATCGCAATCACTGCAACGTCTAGCAGAGAAGCGACATCTTCTCGAGCATAAAATTTTCCTGACTTGTCCTCGCCTATCGCATTCTTAACTGAGTGTTCGGCAGCTTCTAAATAGCCTTTGATGAGGACGCTATCTTCGCCCTCGTCAAGGTTCATAGCTTTGTTAAACCGTGCAATGTCAACGCTCATAGCTTACCTCTATTCTGATTTTTTCAAGTTTGCTTCTTGGTCTGCGATTGTCTTAAATGACGCTGCCACGAATGCTTCTTGGTCTGTTGTTACAACGTCGAAGCGGTCAATGACACGGATTTTAGTTTGGTCTAAGCTGAACGCGTCACCAGCGACGTTTGACGCTTCGATAGACATGCTCTCACGGTCGAACAATGTTACTGCTTGTTTGAGGTCTCCGAAATAAAGTGGATGTGCTCCTGCGTTGTCAGCCAACCAACGGTCAGCAATTTCAATCACTTGTTTACCTTCGAGTAGATAGCGTTCTGGTTGCGTTGGGTCGCGTTGTAGCAAGTAGTCGCCCATTGCATTTTTAACTTTTGCGAGAGTAGCAAGTCCGCTTGTATTCGTCATAAAGAATGATGTAGAGCGAATTGCAGGGTCAACGCCTTTCAAAGCAAGGTCTTTGATGTCGTCAAATTTAGTAATAGTTGGTTTGCTTGGAAGTGCTGCGATTTTTTCCAAAATTGCTTTGTTGCGAGTAACAACAACTTTCTTAGCAACCCAAGAATTGAGCCAAGCCAAGATGTTTTCAGCAGTATCTTTCAACAGGCTGTTAGTTGCTGTCAGCATACCTGCATAGCGCTTGATAGCATACTTGATAAGAGCTAACTTAGGCGCGTCGATATCTGAAATGCTTGTAGTTTCATCTTCCAGATTTGCAAGAGCTGTGATGTCAGCCCATTTCTCATAAACGCGAGAGCCTGATGTCGTTGAAACAGATTCCACTGTTACATACTCTTGTAATGAGTTGTATTGACGAACTAAGCCGTGGATTGCAGTTTGAATATCTTTTGGAATTGTCAAACCTGCATTAGTTCCGTCGTCTTCCTTAGAACCAACTGCGGCGTTCCGATAAGTACCGTTCAAAAGATTCTTAAAGTCTTTGATAAAGACATTCTTTGCTGTTTCTTCTTCATCAGTCAAAGATTCTACGTCTTTATCGTCCATAGCTGCCACCTTAGCAGCGCGCGCTTCTACTAATTGTTCACTCAAGGCGTCGCGACGCACTTTTGCGTTGTCACGTTGATTTTTGAGAGCTTCAAACGCTTCTGCTGAAAAATTATCATCATTCAAAGCGTTATTGATTTGCTCGTTGAGGTCTTCTACTCGGTGTCCTGCCTCAATCCAAAGAGCGTTTAAAGTGTTAATATCCATTTAGTTTTCTCCTTTTTTGTCTAACAAAATAGCCAGTTTCTGTTCTCTTAACGAGTTCTTAGGCTGACTTGGTTGTTTATTCATTTTTTCTTTAGCAATCAAATTTTTAAATTTATTGATTGCTGCTTTGCTTGGCAGTTGGTGGACTGCGTTTTCAAAAGTCGGTTCGTCGTCAGATTCGTTAAACATAATTTCATCTGCAAAGCCTTTATCGACTGCAACTTTGGCATTCATCCAAGTTTCGTTCGACATCATCTGTAAGATGTCTGTCTGACTTAAGCCTGTTTTCAGCTCGTAAGCTGCTGCGATTGATTCGTCAATGCTATTCAACACTCCGGATTCGTGCTCTAAGTCGTCAGAATTTCCAACAGTCGAAACTAACGCTTTATGTATCATCATTTGGCTTGTCGGTGACATTCGCACTGTATTTCCAGCCATAGCAATGACACTTGCTGCGCTTGCTGCTAAACCTTGGATATTGACTGTCACAGCTTTTCCGGAATCCTTTAGCATAGTATAGATTTCACTCGCTGCAAAAACGTCTCCGCCATTCGACGCAATATTTAGCGTTATTTCGTCGTCTTCGTCATTTGCGATAGCTTGCTGAACCTTGCCCGGATATGTACTAGACATACCGAACCATTCATAAAACTCGCCTACGTCATTCGAGACAACGTCGCCTTTAATGTCAATTACCCCCATTTCCCTCACCCCCTTTCACTTGCTTAATAAGATTGTTTGGATTTTCGGGTTCTGGTAAGTCAGCTGGAACAACTTCCGCCCGTTGCAGCATATACAAGCCTTGATTTTGAGCAACTGTGCCATTCTTGACAAGCTCGTTAACGCGCTTGATGTACGTAAATCCCATCGGGTCAACGGCAGGGAATAAATCGCTGTCTATCTCTGTGCCGAGCTTATATTCTAGCTCGCTTAAAAAAGGTCTCAAGTAACGACTAACCGCATTAGCATACATGCTGGAAATCATCTCAATAGAGGACTGTTGGTCTCCTTGCCCGCCTAAATAGCTGTCTGGAATCCCGTAGACCTTTGCAAATTGCTTGCTTGTCCAATCTGTCTGACTTAACAGTTGAGCAATATTGGATTTGATTTCTATTGGCGTAAATTCTTCCAAATCGTCCAGCACGAGCGGGCCGCCTGTCATTTGGTTCATCACTGAGCGAGAGCGTGCCTTCTTCTGTTTATCAGATAACAACCCGCCGTTCTTAATTTTCAAAACCCCGTTCATTTTGAGGGAATTTCTTAAAGCGCTCATAGTGAGGTTGTCAGATGATTTCTGTATTTTCATCTCACGCTCTAAGGCAGCTAGCGGACTAACTCCAGTCTTGCCACCGTCCACAGATAACAATCTAAAATGTAGTATGTCGTTTTGTGGGACGTATAACTTAGACGCGATTTTAGGGTCTTCAAAAGTGATATTGTAATAAAGCCCGTTCTCGTACTCTAAACGGTTGACCGTTACTTGTGACGGCCTCAAAAATTCCCACTTCACGTCTCCGCCGTTTTCATTGCGCCAACGGTAAGCAAAGGCTTCTCCGCCCAGCAATAATTGGGCAAAGATAGCTTGATAAAAGCCATGTCTATTTGCGTTAACGCTTGGATTATCTAAAATACCTTGCGTCTTCTTACGCTTAGCGGTTAGACGTGCATTTGCTAAGTCGCTTGATAGCTGGTTGATGACGGCAAACAAGTCCGAGTTTTTCAAGGCGTTCTTAGCGGACACCCATTCGCTACCAGAGAGGAATTGGTCAAGATAGCTTGCGCCATCTCCACTAAAAAACCGGTCTAAATCAGCCGGTTTCTTTTCTTCTGCTAAGTTTAAAAAAATAGGTGGTTTAAATATCGGCATAGGTTCACCTCCTTTCTATTTACTTGAAATAGCTCTAACAATAGCTTCAACAATTTCATAAATAACAGAACCGACAACCATAATTAGAGTTATCATCATAAGAAAAAAGAATGGAGATAACGCAAACCCAATTACTGACCCCAAAATCACTAATAACACACTCATTTATCTTCCTTTCTAGGCGCTAATTCGCTAATCAATCCGGCCAAAATAAACGTAATAGTTAAGCAGATGCCAAACACCAACCAACCTGCAAAATACATTGTCACATTGATTGTGATTGCTGCTGCAAAAAACATAATGACATCAAAAAAAGCCCATAATAGGCTGAAAAATGTTTTAAAAATCTTCATTTTCTCCCCAATCTTCGTCAATTAGTCCAGATTCCGCAGATTCAAACCATTCTCTAACGGCTTCCGCGGACATGTGCTCTACCATATAGCTTTTATCATTCACAAGCCCGTAGTCTTCGTAATGATACATAGCTTGATACATAGCGTCGATAATAGCGTCTACTACGTCAATCTTCAAGGTTGATTTCATCTTGTCAACCTGTATACCGATGTTATCCTCTTTGACAACAGCGTTTATTAACGCCTTTTCCATAATCTTATCGTCCAAGCGAGTGATAGAGCCCTCCACAAAGACCTTTTGCAAGAACTTAGTCGGGTCTTTCAGCTCGCTTGTGCGTTGTCTAATTGGCATAAGCGGATAGCTTGTATTCAGTTCGAGGGCTTTAATTACCTTAGTCACGCCCATAGCGTCGTAGCCAAAGAAGATGACTTCAAGTTGGTTATCCTCTATGTAGTTTACTAGCCAATCAAATACTTGGTCGTCGTTGATAAGCCCTTGTGGGTGACTGGTAATCGTACAGTAACCCTCTTTCTCTAATTCTCGGTAGTTCAAGCCGTCTTGCTTTTCTTTAGCTCCAATACTTCCCGCTTGATTCCACGGAATAAAGGAGTGCTGTTCTACGTGCCACTTCTCCTCGTTGTCATGCGGATAGACAAAAGCAAATGCCGTATTATCCGAACTCATAGAATAGTCAACGCCCACATACACGCGCCGTCCTGTTCTTGGGAAGTCGTCTACAACGGCTTTCTCAATATCTTCTAAATTTAGAAAGCTATTAGAATCAGCGTTTAACCAGCAATTCATATTCTTCACTTGGAAGTCTGCCGGTTTCCCCATTAACATTTTCTTATCTCGCTCCGATATAAGCCCTCTAAGGAGCTTATCGTGCTTGTCTGGTAGATTAAGCAGCGGATTGCTTTTAGCCCACGTATCAGGCTGAAATGTCTCTTCTAGGCTATCCTGCGTCCAAACCAAACAAAGCTGGTCGTCACTTGCTCGGTCAAAGTCTCGTTCCATAACTTCAATAAGTTTTTTCTGCTCTTTGTGAAACGGTACGTCTGGCACTTGGTAAGATGTGGATATTTCCACGAAGCGAGCGCCCGGCGTGTTGATTTGCCCAGAAGTGATTTTAGAAATGCCGTCATCTCTAGTCAATTCTCCTACCTCGTCTGCTATAGCTAGTAAAAAGTGATTCGAGTCAAACTTGCCAGATTCAAACGATATCGTCTTGATAACGTTGTTATCGTTCGCCGCCTTAATCTCTCGTGAGTATAGCTGCAAATTCATCTCTTGCGCTAGTGACTTAAAAGGTTCTTTCTCAATCACTTTAGCCATCATGCTTTTGACATAACCGAATAGCTTCATAGTTTGGTCGAAGTTGATGGAGCTAATTAAAAAGTCCTGATTTGACAAACCAAGACTTTCGATTAAAAATGCATGACATTTTAAAATACCAGCCAACATTGTTTTCCCTTGCGCACGCGCGATTGATAGGACTATATTCTTAAAACGTGGCAAACCGTCTAACGAGCGCCACCCCTCTATCTGACTAAAGATAAACTTCTGCCAGTCCATAAGTTCCAACGGCTCGTCTAAATTGTCAATATTAGGCACTAAGTTAGCAAATTTCAAGAAGTTCTTAAAATGCTGCATGGAATAGCGATAAGGAAAATCCTCTTGACCTTGCCGCTCCAAATCTCTGAGATGACGAAAGCAAGCGAGCTTGATTGGATAACCAGAAATAATCTTACCGTCTAAAACATCAAAAGCGTATTTCGTTCCGGGGTCGTTGTATTTTTTCCGGACAAAAGAAAAATCGATACTTTTATAAGCACCGATTACATCTTTTGTTTTTGTTAAATCAATTTCAGTTATATTTCCTCACCCCTTTATCACGCTTTCCAACTCATTATATGGATTCTCACTCTGTAGACCCTACAACTTAGTTGTATCTAATTCATTATACCCATCGCCCTCTTCATCCTCAAAGAATGTTCCTACATTCTCATAATCCGATTCATCCTTATCAAGAGATTCTTCATCATCGTATAAAGAAATGATTGGCATGCAACTATAATCAGATACCTTCTTAGTCATTTTAGCAAACTCCCTAAGAAAAACAAGCTGCTCATCAGTACATGTCAAATAAAAATCAGTTGAATCGTCACAACCTTCGATAGAAACAAATATATTTTTAGACATACTATATCACCTCCTTTTTTGTTCGTCTTGAAAATAGCTTGGCAGGATTCGAACCTGCGCCTCTAAATTAAAGATTTAGCGTGCCACCTCAATCACCTCAAGCCATCAGGCATTAAAACTTCTTACTCTGCCTGCACGGGTAACCCATCTCCGCAGTTTTTGGCGTAGTTTTTCTGACGTCGCGACCGTCAAGGTGTCTATAAAATATTATTTTCCTAAAAACTCTTTGAGCAGTTCTGCAGTTGATATTTTCTCATTATCCGCGCTAGCGACCGCTAAAAGGTCTTGCCTGCCTTTTGGTGTCAATCCCAACTGCACACCTATTTTGTTCAAAGTATCTACAGTATCTTTCATAGTTGCTACTGCTGGATTCTTTTTGTATCCCAAAAACTGCTCGCCCAAAATCTCGCCGCTTCCCTGCGCTTGAATGGGTCTTGTGATGGTTTGCTGTATGCCATTTTCTTTTATATCTTCGTAGGCTAACTTGTAAATTTCGTAATTTGTGCAGTAGGTTTCAACCAAAAAGCTATCTATCCTTTGTACCTTTTCGGTGCTCTCTAAAAACGGAACGATTTTGCGCCAAGTCTCCCTCGCAACTGTTCCCAAATAGT